AACAGATACAGTGTCCGCGCGTCCTTTTTGTCCAGCGCGTCATATTCGGATTTTGTCATCACGAGGATCGCGTCGATCTGTGCCGACTGGATGCCCCCGCCACCAGAGCCGCCGCCGGAGCTGCGAGCCTCGTTGATGGCGTCGACGAGGTTGCCCTTGTTGTAGGTCTTGAGGTCGTCCAGATCGCCGATCTGCTTTTGCAGCTGCGCCCAGACGGGCAGGGACGGGTCGGCGGTCTCGTCGCCGGATGGGTCCGCGCCGGGCTGGACCTTGCCGAGGCTCACCCAGACGGTCGGCAGGACGACGCCGCTTTCGTCCGCGCCATAGACGCCCACGCGGGCGTGGCGGCCCGGGACGGCAAGAACTTCGTGCGGGACGGGAACTGTATCCCCGTCCCAGTTCGCCGCCAGAACGTCGACGGTGGTCTTGCCGTTCGAGAAGACGGCTGTCTTCGTCAGCCCGCCCCACTCTGGCGAGAAGACGAACTCAACGGTCACGGCCTTGGCCATGCCCGCCGTCAAAAGCTCCGGCGGCGACGCCAGATGCGCGCACGCGCGGGAGCAGTGGATGGTGATCATGCGTTATCAGCTCCTTCGAAGGTCACAAACGGCTCAAGGCACTTGATATCCCCGGCGGAAAGCCGGATATCGAGGTCGAGTGGAAGCGTGATGTGCGGCAGCTCGGGGAGCGTGTCGGCGTCCAGCTCGTTCAGCTCCGCCTGCGGCCGCCCGCTCATGAGTTGGTTTCCGTAGAATTCGAGTGTTGGGTTGAGCCTGGTCGCCAGCATGGCGAGCTGATAGGCCTGCCGGAGCGGCAGGTCCTGTTCGATGAGCTTCTGCAGTGGCTTCGCCGCGAGCGCGATGTCGTATAATTTCATGATGCCCTCCTTAGTTGATGGCTGTGCCGTTGACGGTCAGCTTCCCGGATGAGTTGCACGCAAGGGTGCAGTAGCGGTATGAATTGTAATACAGCACGATTTCGTCTCCCCTGACTGTCACGGGATAGCTCGATGTCCCTATCTCAAAGCCGTTCGAGGACGGCGTCAGGGTTTTTGTTTTCAGCTCCAGTGAATTGTATCCGCTCTTGAGTCCTGCGGCGGATACCGTGCCCCACTTCGCGGCGTAGTTCGTCGATCCGTTTTTCAGGAGCACCTGGCCGTCGGTGCCGCCGCTCGGAAGCGTGCCGGCGACGTCGCCCCACGTGCAAGCGTAGTTGGTGTTGCCGGATTTTTTCAGCACCTGACCGGATGTTCCGCCGGTCGGGAGCGCGCCGGTGATGCTGCCCCACTTGGCGGCGTAGTTGCTCGCGCCGTTTTTGAGCAGGACCTGACCATCGGTGCCGCCGGTCGGCAGGATGCCGTCGGGGCTGCCCCAGGTGACGGCGTAGTCGGTGGCGCTGGATTTTTTGAGCACCTGGCCCGTCGTTCCGCCGGAAGGCAGAGCACCGTTGATGTCGCCCCATTCGACGGCGTAGTCGGCGTTGCCTGACTTTTTGAGGATCTGGCCGCTCGTTCCTCCGGTCGGCAGGAGGCCGGTGATGCTGCCCCATGTGAGCGCGTAGTCGTTGTCGGACGATTTTTTTAGCACCTGCCCGGCCGTGCCGCCGGGCGGGATCTTCGCCGGCGCGTCCGCGCCTGGGTTGCCGATCGGGAACATGACGACCTTGCTGCCGGACAGTTCGAGGACGGCCACGCGCTGTCCGGCGGCGAAGTTGATGCCGGTGTTGCATTTAAAATGCTTCTCGGTCGGCTCCTCCGCGCCGTCAGGCGTGAGGGTCAGGCCGTCTTCCTCGACCGTCGCAATGACGGCCAGCTGGAACGGCTGCTGCTGTTCTTCGGTCTGCTGCTCTTCGGGTTCTTCGGTGTACAGGCTGTCAACGCCTTCCATTATGCAATCACCGTCCTTTTTGCAGCGTGTGTCATGAGGCTTCCGGCTGACAGCTGCATCTGCCAGCCGGTCTCGAGGTAAATGCCGCCGATGTCGTCGTGCGTGAGCGCGAGGACGTCACCGATGCCGTGGCCGGGGTCATTGAGGGTATAAAACGTGATGGCCCGGGCAGAGAGGAGCGACTCGTTGCGCATGCGGTCGGCGTAGGCCTGCAGCTCCTCCTGCGAGGCGATGTTGTCGACCTTGATGAGCGAGGCGATGCGCATGTTCCGCCGGAAGGTGGACTTGCGCGACTGCGGATTGTCGTTGACGGCCGTTGCAACCATGGGCTGCTCCAGATCCGGGTTGGAGCAGACGCAGATGAAGACGTTCGGCGCGTTGAAGATGTCTTCTTCATCTGAGAAGTTCGGTCCCGGATGTCGGTCCGGAAGGAAGAGGTCCGTCGTGCCGTAGGACCAGTCGATGTTCTGCGCGCTCGGCTCCTGATAGGGCTCGAGACGGGCGACGCCGGAGGCGTCGAACCAGAGGCTGTTGTAGTTGATCTCGGCCAGCAGGTCGTTGACGATGGTCAGGTAGCTCGTGCCGACATCCCAGTCTTCGCGGTCGGTTTGCAGCGTTGCGTCCGACGGCGTCGCAATGACGAGCGCGATGCCGCAGGCGGTGAGCAGCTTACGGATCTCGGTGAGATAGGACGCACCGGCGGACATGTGCAGGATGGTCTCGGTGCGGTTGCTGTAGACGCGCCAGCAGCGGTCGTAGGCCTCGACCTCGACGCGCTTCTGACCGGCCGCGCCCTTGATGCTCGGGGTCGCGGCCTGGTAGATGCCGAGGGGCGTCTCCTGCCCGTCGATGGTCATGACGGGCTGGAGCTCGTCGGAGAGGTAGTCGACCGCGTCGTTGACGAGGAAGGTGCCCTTGATGCTGGTGTGGATCGTCGCGTCGCGGCTGGCGATGATCTGCGGGGCGCTGCCGGTGTCCCATTGGAGGTGGGTGATGGGTGCACCGTTTCTGAGCACGTCGACGCGGAAGCGGACGTCACGGGTCAAGGGTGATCGCCTCCTCCCGGTTGGTGTGCGAGATGGTGAAGGAATAGCGGCGCATGAACTCGTCGCAGTTGCTCTCGAGCGACGGGAGCGAGCCGATGACCATGTTTCCGTATCGGTCTTTGAGACAGACAAGGCGGCCGACAAGGGCCTCGAGCGCGAGGGCGGCGGCCCGCTGCGCATGCGGCCAGGCGCAGGCGACGGACAGGGCGCGGTCGCGCTGCTCGCTGCGCTCCTCGACGGGATAGGCGAGTCCTGCCAGATGGACCGTGGAGACTCCGGCCGCGAAGGTGGTACGGTTGGTGCGCAGCTGTGTCTCGGACAGGCGCATCTCGAGCCAGACGCCGGTCTCGATGTCGCAGATCATGTTGGTCTCGGGCAGGATCTCGGCGGTGTCGGAATTGGACACGCCGTAGTTGTCGCTGTCTGCGTAGCAGCCGCGGACGCGGTAGGTGACGCTGCCGATGCTGGTGTAATCGATGTACTGCTTTTGGACGGTGCGGGCGATGGCCACGCCGTCCCGCTCGACGAGGTAAAAATCGTAGCTCCCGGCGGTCTGCCAGGTGAGCGCGGCCTCATGGCCGGCGGTGACGGTCAGTGTGATGGCCTCGCCCTCGGTGTGTGAGATTGGCAGCGCGGCCGCGGACCACTCGGACCACATGCCGTACTTGTTCTGCACGCGGACGCGGACGGTGTAGCTGCCGTCGGCGAGGTAGACCGGCGAGCGCCAGGCCTTTTCGGTGCCGTAGACCGTGCCGGAGGCGTAGCCGCTCGAGAGCGTCAGCTGATAGGCCTCCTGCTCAGAGGTCTGCCAGGTGATGCGCGGGCGCGGACCTGTGGACTGGATGACGATGGACGGGGCGGATGGGGCGTTGATGGCGATAAACTCGGCCTTTTCGCTCCATTCGGAGGCCGTGCCGTCGGTGTTGTAGGTGCGCACGCGCCAGTATTTCGTCCCGCTGGTGAACGTGTTCGCGGGAACGTCGTAATACTGGTTCTCGCCGGTGACGGTCGCGAGCGTGTTCCAGGTCGTGCCGTCTGCGGACCACTGCAGGTCGGCCTTGCTCTGCGGCGTGCCGGTGGAAATGATGTGCTGCCAAGAAAAGCGGTTGGCGATGGTGGCGTCGATGACGATGCCCGCCGGGGAGATCGCCTTACAGGACGGCGTGGCCTCGGTCGTTGAGACCGTCACCCAGGCAGACGTTGCCGTCAGATCACCTGCGGTGATCGCCGTGACCATCCAGTCGACGGACTCGTCGGAAAACGTCTCTGCCGGCATGGTATAGCTCTTCTTCGAGCCGGAAATGGCAATGCTATGTGTGGTCGTTGTGCCGGTTTTCCGCCAGTAGAGTGTCGCGCTTTTCTGCTCGACGGATACAGGCGAGTATAAGGCTTCTTGTTGAACGTCCCACGAAAAGACTCCTGCAGCGTGCTTTGGCGTATAGGCCCCAGCTCCCGGCGACATCCCGGAAATGATTGGGTTCTTTACTTCAAACCTGTACCACGAGGATAGTGTGGTCACGCCCAACGAGGTCGTCACCTGCACGGCCCACTCATTTTCACCAACCGGAAACTCGCCAGCAGCGATCGTCACGCTTGTGTCATTCGCGCCCAGATCGATCGTATGGACCGTGCTGGAGTTTTTTACCCTCCAGCGGAACTGCTGCGCGGTAATGGTCGGCAAATCATAGGCAGAATAGCTATCCCAGTGATAATACCATTCGATGGTCTGCGCAATTTCCGACGCCAGCACGCCCACGCCGCTCTTTGCGTTGAGTTCCGGCGTTACGGTCGTATCCTCGTATGTGATCTCGATATACGGCTTGTGCGACGATTTTGCCGTCTGCACGGTTTTCCCGCTCGTGGTTGCTTTTGCTCCATACGTCAGCAGATTCTTCAGTTCCGACGCTTTGAGTTCCACCGCCCTGTTATAATATCCGCTTGGTTCAATGCTCAATGGGCCACTGATTTTGTATCCGCCGTAGACAAAAGGCTCAGTGTTGTACGTGATCTTCTGCAGATCTATTGATTCGTGCAGGATCGCGATCGTGACTCCCGCATTGCTCGTATTATATCCGTACGACATGTACAGGTAGAACGTGACAGCCGTGATCTTGTGATACCTGATCGCTGCTATCTGATCCGCGGTCGGAGCGAACGTGAAGTACATGGGCCGCCCGTAGTCGCCTGTCTCTGTGGCTCCGTAATAGTTCGTGTTCGGTGCGTAGTAGTCAATGACTGCGGAGTCGTTTGCGTAAAGCGTTAAAACGCCCATTTACTTCGCCCCCATTCTGGCTGTGATCCTCGCGTTTTTGGCGATGCGGAGGATGGCGTCGAGGTCTTCGACGTGGTCGACGTAGACGGTGGTGTTGTAGGTATCGCCGGAGGTGTAGCGGGTCTCGCTGGCCGTCTGGATGCGGCTGCCGGACGGCAGATAGATGCGTTCCGGGCCGTTTTCGTTGACCCGCGTCCAGCCGCCAGACCAGTTGTCCGTGCCGGCGGCGTTGCCGCGGAGCCTGGCTCCCGACCCGCTCTGGTATGTCAGTGTGTTCACTAGGTCCGTTGCTGGCTCTGAATACGCTTTGTCGATTTTATCCCCCAAGTCTGAAAAATCCCAGTTGAACAGAGCGCTAAAAATCGCGCCAAGCGGTCCCGTTATCATTTCCACCAAGTCGAAAATTACTCTAAGCCCGTCTGCAGCAGTTGCGATCACCCCGCTTGTTATTTTAAATATCGGCTCAAGTATTATAAGAACGTCCCCAACAGCCTCCAGCGCTGGAGACAGCGCCGTTACGATGTCCAGCAATGTTGCAAATACTTCAATCAGCCCGCTTTCCGATGCATCTTTCGCTAATTGCGAAAACGTCTCGCCGAATTTGTTGTTGAACTCCGTAAGCGCTGGTGCAAATTCCGCTGACATGGCGTTTTCTCCAGCCTCAATTTGCAGATTGTAACGTCTCATGGAAGTGTCTACTTTATCCAGCGTGTCCAGCATATCGCTTCCCATGACATAGCCGGTATCACGTGCTTCCTGCGCATATTCCCGCAGTCTCGATGAACCCTGTTTGATTAGTGGGTTCAGCTTCTGGGCGCTCTCATTCAGGAGCGCCATGGCTTTTGCGTCCCTCTCCGTGTAGTTTTCAACGCCACCGAGGGCGTCGATCACATCCATAAAGACAGCGTTGGCATTCCGAAGGCTGCCGTCTGTGTTCGTGATCTCAACCCCGAGCTCACTGAAAGCCGCAAGCGTATCGCCGCCGTTCTCATAGGCGTCATACAGATTTTTGGTGAGATCCTTGATAGAGTCCGTAATCGTGTCCATGCCGACACCCATCAGCTCGCCAGCGTAGGTCATTTCCTGAATGGTGTCCGTCGTCATGTTGTAGGTCATGGCAAGGTCCTGAATATCGCTTGCGCGTTTTCCGGATTCCTCAGTCATGCTTTTCAGCTTTTCTTCAACCTTCGCGATCGCCGTTACCGCTGCCGCCATGGATCCTGCCATGGCAACGGCGGCTCCGCTTACATTTCCGAGTGCTCCGATTGCCTGTTCTGCGCCCTCCGGTATATTGATTCCAAACTTGTCACCCAACGTCTTGACGAGATCGCCGAGCGTCTTTGTTTTTTTGTTGCCCTCTTCCTCTGTTTTCGTGAGGTCTTTCAGGCCCTTTTCGGCCGAACCGGTTTTTTCTTCGAGATCTTCCAGTCCTCCGGAAAAGTTGTCAGTCTCTACACCAGCATCTTTGAGCTGCTTTGTATTGTCACGCAGCGCTTTTTCCATTTTCAGAAGGGCCGTTTCTGCGTTATTTAGCTGTTTCTGGTAATTTTGTGTTGCCGCGGAATGCTCACCGAGCGATTTTCCGGCGCTCTGCACCATTTTCCGCAGCTCGTCGATTTTTTCCTTCTGCGTTAAAATCTTCTGGTTCAGGACCTCGTTTTTCTTGGTCAGGCCCTCGACGCTGCCTTCGCTGTCTTTATACGTCTCATCCAGATTTTTCAGTTTACTGTCCAGATTGCCAAGCGCAGCATTGATCTCCTTGACCGCCTGCTTATACTCGGCCTCGCCGTCCAGCTTGATTTTTGTGTTGATTGTTGGGCCTGCCATTATCCCACCCCCGCGATATAGTCGTGCAACGACGGTTTGGAAGTCTCTTCGTCTTTAGAAGTTCGGCGCGGTGCGATCAGCTCAAAATACTCACGATAGAGCGATACGCACCGCGCCGGTGTCATGGTCCTCCAAAATACAGTCTCGTCGTTGTGGAGGATATTGATCCAGATGTTTAAAAACCACGGAAAATTTACACTGTACGGTTCGTCTCCGTGGTCTTCACGTTTTTTTCCTCTTCCGGTTCTGAATCGTCCGGCTCCTTGATTGCCGCGATCAGCATGTCCATCATCGGCTCGCACAGCCGCTTGAATCCGCTCATACCGAGTGTTCTGCCAAGCTCCTTCGCGGTCACCCGCTCGGGCCAGCCCTTGCTGTCTGCGTAGTCGTTCATGGCAGCCGCCGCAATTTCAAACACCGTCTTCATGGTCCGGCCTTTCAGCAGAACCGCATTCAGATTGCCGTCGTGCAGCTCCTGAAGATCAGCGAGCACATTCATGTTTACCGAAAGCTCGTATGCTTTGCCCCCGTATTCAAACGGATGCTTCTTCAAACGAATGTCCCCCATCAGGTCTCACCCAGCTTTCCCTTGATCCAGGCGACGGCCTCCGCCGCGGTGTCGACGGTCTCGGTCTCGAGCAGCAGTTCGTCGGTCGAATCGTCTGCGAGGAATTCGCCGGTCGTGGTTGGCGTGTTGAACTGGATGTTCTCGCCCTTGGTCTGATAGCTCATCGAGGGCGGGCCGAACAGCGCTTTCGGCACCCAGATACAGGTGTATTTGGTCACGCCGTCGATCTTATCCGGCGCGTAAAAGCCGACGCCGACATAGTTTGCGATGTCTTTTGCCGAGAATTTCAGATTCTCCTTGCTCGTATCGGATGTGCAGCCGTAGAGCATGGCCTGTGCGGCCCTTTTGATGTACTTGACAGCCAGCGAGATCGTGCCGCCGGTGGCAAGCTTGATATACTCGGCAAGCTTGGATTCCGCGTACAGGCGGCCCTCGGCGAACTTGAGTTCCAGCTGCGCGCTCATGGCGTCGCCGACGTCGGTCGGCTCTGTGTAGGTCACGGTGCCGGACGTGTTTTTATACTTTCCCGCCCGGATGCCGCGTAAGTCAAAACTAGGCATTATTGTAAGCCCCTTTCACGTAGTTTTTCATTGATGATCTTTTCAAATTCCTGCTTGATTTTTTGGCTCGCTTCCTCTGATCCCCGGTTCCAGAAGTAGGTTCCGACGATCTGCCCGTATTCTTTTGATCGCCCGTAATTCATGACGAACACAATAAGATTCCTGCGAACGCCGTTAGCGTTCTTCCCGGATACCGTCACTGTGACATACGGAAGATCGTTTTTGTCCCGTTTGATTTTTTTGCTGTACTTGATCTTGTTTTTATAGCCGCCGAAGTCAAACCCGCTCGTTCTGACCCTTTCCCAGATCTCCCGAACGGCAATGTCTCCGGCGGCATATAAAAGCTCCTGTTTCATTTCATCGTCGAACAGATCCAGCTTTGACATTGCATGGATCATTTCGTTCATGCCCTCAATCTGTAGACTAGCCATACTCCGCGCCCTCCGTTTCGGCGATGATCGCGATCTGCGTGCGGCCCGTTTCCTTGTCGTAGGTCTCCATGTCGACGGTAGCAATGTAGCCTGCGGCCTCCAGCGCGGCTTTTACGCGCTTTAAAAGCCCGGCGGCAAAGCCCTCTGCAAAGATGGAAACGGCGTACTGCACGCCGGTCTCGGCCTCTCCGCCCTCGGCGTAGAGCTGCCCGGACTGGCCGAGCAGCTGATAGGTGATGTAGGTTTCTTCTCCGCCCTTGTATGGCGGGTGGCAGACCGGGACGCCCAGGTCTGCCAGCGCCTCATAGATCATCATGCGCCGTCCCTCCGTTTGCAGGTCAGCTCGATTTCTTCCGTCTCCGCGCCGTAGCTGCGGATGACGTCAAAGACGTCCGAGCCGCAGGTGAGCTGCTGCTCGCCGCCGTATTCCGCGCTGTGCATGCGGAAAATTGCGTCCGTGCGCTTGCCGGCTTGCGCGGCCTGGTAATACTCGGCGCGGTTGACGGACTTGCGGGCGGCCCAGACGGTGGTCTCGCGTTCGAGCTTTTCGGTGGTCTGCCCGCTCACGATGGGGTAGGACAGCAGGCGCAGCGTGATCTGGGTGTCAAAGATCACAGCACGCGCCCCCTTCCTCGGCGCCCGGCGAATAGTCGTCGGACAGACCCATCGCGTCGCGCAGCTCCTCAAAGCACGTCTTCCATTCGTCGCCGCGGCCGCAGAAGTCATGCTGCCAGCGGACGAAGGCTCGGACGGCGTCTTTGACCAGCGGGTCTTCGTCCGCTCCCTCTGCGCCCGCAAGGTGCAGGCGCAGGAGGCAGGCGTCGATCTCGTCGGCGAGCTCGTCGTCAAGGGCGTTTGTGGTCAGCCGCAGGGCGGTTTTTGCAACGTTGATCAAAGCCATTGGTTATCCCTCCCTGTTGGCCGCGCGCCGTCAGGCTTTCTTCTTGGTCAGCGTGACGAGGCTGTTGACGTCGGCGCACGCGCCGTCGGCGATCTCGATGGCCTTTGTGACCTCGTCGTCGGTGTCCTCGTCGGTGTAGCGCTTTACCGTCATGCCCATGTTCTCGTTCCAGAGGTAGTACGCCGGATCGAACATAAAGGCGAAGACGGTGTTGGCCGTGACCGACGCCGCAAATGCCGGCAGGTAGTCGCCGGTCAGGATGACCTCGCGGCCGAGGATGTAGTTGACGGGCTTGCCGTTGATGCCGTAGTTGACGCGCGCGACGGGCTGGCCGTTGTTGTCGACCATGCCGACGATCTGCGTCTCGAATGTCTTCTTGGACATGAACCAGACCGCGCCGTCATATGCCTGCGGCAGCGCAGCTTCGGCCTTGCACAGATCCTTGTAGGTCAGAGCAGTTGTCGCGGCGGCAATGTCGATGTTCTGGCCGGTCGGGGCGGTCTCCGCAAGGATTCCCTTCGGCTGGCCGGAACCGGTGCCGTTGATGATGGCCTGCTCCTTCGCCTTTACCATCGCATTTGCGACGTTCCGGACAAACTGTGCCTCGAACATCGGGTACGCCATGATAGAAACTTCCAGCGACATGGAGATCGCGCAGCGCAGCTTGTGGTACGCAAAGACGATCTTGCCGGTCGAAGTCTTCTGTTTGTCGGAGCCCTCACCCTCGGCGACCCAGGAGGCCGTCGGCTTGGCCGAGCTGGTCGGGACCTGGACGCCGCCCGCGTAGGACGTGTGTGTTACGCGCGGCAGGATCATGCCGATGGCTTCCATCTTCTCGTAGATCTTCTGGATCGTCGTGGTCGGGATGACGCTGCCGACGTCGGTTGTCTTGGTGTTGGCGTCCACATTGGTCAGCTCTGCGGGAATCTTCTTGCCGGTCAAAACGTAGTTCATGAAGGCCCGCTTGTACTCGTCGGTGTCGTACCGGTCGAGCACGTCCGGAGTCTTCGCCGTGCCGGACAGGTCGACGGACTGTGCCGCCGAAGCCGGTGCCGCAACCTTCTGGCCTGCAAGCGCGTTGAGGTTCGCCTGGATCTTGGCTTCCTCCTCAAACTTGGCGTCGAGGGCCTCGACTTCTTTCATCTTGGCCTGTGCCTCTGCGGTCTTGCCTTCGTCCAGCAGCTTCTGGGCGTCGTCCATGAGCTTCTGGCGCTGGATGTTGTAAAATTCCTTTGTCATTTCAATTCTCCTTTGAGTTTTAAAAATTTCAGTTTTGCTTCTGCCTGCGCCCGTTCGGGCATAAAAAAATCAGGCTCTGCGGCCTGACCTTTTAAAAAGTTTTCCGCGCGCCGGAGCGCGTCTTCGCTGAGCATGCCGGAATAAAAATCCGCTGCCAGCGGCTTCTGGCCGGTATCCGGCTGCATGACGCGGTCGACGAGGCCGAGCTCGACGGCCCGCTCTGCCGTGACCCACGTCTCGGCATCCATCATGGCGGCGATCTCCTGCTCTGTCTTTCCGGTCTTGGCAATGTAGGCCGAGATGATGGCGTGGTTGGCGTCGCGCAGGACACCGGCGGTGTGCTCCATCTGGCGGTAGTCGCCGTCGGCGCTGGACTGGACGTTGTGGATCATCATCATGCCGGTCGGCGTCATTTCCGACTCGCCCGCCATGGCGATGATGGACGCGGCCGAGGCCGCAAGGCCGACGATGCGGATGTGGACGCCGCCCGCGTAGTTGCGCAGGGCGGTATAGATCTCGCTCGCGGCGAAGATCTCGCCGCCTCCGGAATTGATCTCGACTTCGGCCCGCTCACCGTTTCCTGATGCAAGCGCGTCGGCTACGGATTTAGGGCTCGTCGCCTCCATGCCGTACCACTGATAAAAGCGGTGCTGGTTGCTGGACACGATGGGCCCGCGAATGCTGATCTTCATGCGGTTTCATCTCCCTTCTGGTTTGTATTCTGATTGACCGGCTGCGTATCGAGCCGCCGGATTGGCTTGTCTCCGCCGTCTACCGGCGCGAGGTTGAATGCGCGCCGCCATTCGTTCGGCGTCAGCGCGCCTCGGTCGACCATCTGCAGGAGGTTGAGCTTGGTCGAGGTCGAGGCGAAGTCCCACGCGGACGCCTCAAAGACGATGCGGTTGCCGCAGCCGCGCTCGCGCCTGGAAAAGAGCTTGCGGGTGTACTCTCCGCTGAGCTGCTTCAGCACCGGCTCGATCTCGGCGTCAAAATAGGCGTTCTGCTCATCCTCTGTCGCAATGGATGTGACGATGTGCGGGTTGGTATTGAACAGGGCATAGATGCGCTGCGTGGTCTTATCCATCTGGGCGGCGTTCGGGACGTAGTCCTTGGGGTCGATCTGCTTGGCCTCTGCCTTTGCGTCGACGGCCGCGACGCCCGTGCCGTTGGAAACATTGAGGAAGCTGTCGGCAAAGTCCTGCGCGCGCTTCTTGATATCCTCCGCGCGCATAGAGGATGCGAACATCAAAAGCCAGCGGATGACGGCGCTGTTTCTGATGGCCTTTACAATGCCCTGGTCCGTAGTGGTGACGATCTCCATGAGCGGCACGATGGCCGGGGCGATGGGGTCGCCGAATATGTCGTTCTCGTAGAAATCCCCGCGCAGGTGGATGATGTCGTCATAGGCAAACGTCAGGACGTTGCCGTTCTGCATGTAAAATTTCAGGTACAGATTTCCGCCTGCGTCGTAGACAGCGTCTGCCTGCATGGCCGCGACCGGGAAAATGGCGTTCGGCAGACCGTTTTCATCCCGGAGGATCACGGCGAAGGCGTTGTTGTTGAGGACCAGCTGCGCGGCCAGCTTCTCCTGCAGCAGCTGGCCTGTCATGTACTGGTTCGGTTCCTCGAGCAGGAACCGGATATACGGCTCCGGGTTGACGGCGATCTTCCGCGTCTGGGCGGTGATGGTCTCCCGGATGTGCTTGGCCGTCAGCTTGCCGATGGCCTTGATCTTTGGCCGGATGCAGGCGCGGACGATGTCGGACTGATACATTTTGCCGTTGTAGCTGTAAAAGCCATTCCCGCGCTCCTGCACCATCTGGACGGTCGAAACGCGCTTGGTGGTTGTGATATTCTTCAGGAGGTTTTTAAAAAATCCCATGTTGTCACTCCTAGAGCATACTGGTGTATTCCGCCTGCTTCTGGTCGTAGATCGTGTAGGCGTCGAGCAGGGCCGCCGTGCCGTCAATGCGGCGCGTGGACTTGCTCGTTTTGTGCGGCTGGATATTGCCGTTTTTGTCCTCGTCATAGGCTGTGTTTGCGAGGTTCCATTTGTCGATCGGGTGGTTGTTGTAAATAATGCGCTTGGATTTCAAGTCGTTCCCGCAGCGCTTCATGGGCTCGGACAGGGTCTTGACGCCCTGGTGCACTGGGATCATGGCTTCGGCCCCGAAGTAGTCCGCCATGCTGTCTACCCAATAGGCCGCAGACCAGGCGTCGTATCCGAAAAACGGCAGAAAAATATCGAGGTCTTCCTGTACCTCGACAAACCAGGCTTTGACGTCCTCATAGCGGATCTTGTTGCCCTCTGACAGGCGGAGCAGCCCGCGCTCATGCCACTTTTCGTAGGGGATCTTGTCCTCCGTGACGCGCTTTTCCAAAAGGTCCTGCGGCAGCCAGTACATCTGCAGCACAAACAGGATCTCCGGCAGCTCCGGCACCTGGAACAGTACCTTCGCCGCCGTCAGGTCAGTGGTCTTGGAGAGGTCCGCGCCGCCGATGCCGTATCGCGGGTAGGACAGGACGCGCTCCTGCACATTCCCGTCCGCCATGTAATGCTGCCAGATCAGGCGGCGTTTTTCCCTGTCGAGCTGGAAGGTGTCGCGGTTGTCCAGCTGCTCAAAGTTAAGCCAGGCTTCGCTGGAGGTCTCGCGGATGTTGAAATCCTTGCAGACGAGGTTGCGGACGAGGGCCGGGTTTTTCTCCGCCCGCTCGACCCGCTCTTTGAGGGCCGTGTAGGACTTGATCGTCCCGAGGCCCGGATTTGCCTTTTTCCAGCAGTCCGGGTCCGTCCACTCGCTGCGCTTGTCGAGCTCGTAAATAAACGCGATCCGGCGCGGGTCGTGGTACCCGTCCGGATCTTCGTAGCCGTTGATGATGCGCTCGGCTTCTTCGTATTTCTCGTCGTAGATGTCTTCTCGAATGGTGCCGGCTGTGGAGGTGATGAATCGCAGCGGCTGCGCGCGGGCCTGATCGCCGTCGGCAATGATGTCGTACAGCGGTCTGCCGTTTTTCCACTGATGGATCTCGTCCATCATGGCCCCGTGGATATTCAGGCCGTCGAGCGTGTCGCTGTCAGATGACAGCGGCTTGAATACGCCGTCGTTATAATCGCTGTCCACCTCGCCGACCAGACAGCGCGTCCGTTTGCGCAGCGCCGGTGATTTCTGCACCATGCGCTTTGCTTCCTGCCAGATGATCTTCGCCTGGTCCCGCTTTGTGGCTACCGCGTAGACTTCCGGGCCTGCTTCGCCGTCCGCCAGCTGCAAATACAGTCCGACGCCGGATGCTAGCAGCGATTTGCCGTTTTTCTTGCCGACGATGAGGATGGCCTCGCGGTACTGGCGGTTTCCCTCGATGTCGATAAAACCGAAGACGGTCGCCAGCAGCGCTTTTTCCCATAGCTCCAGCCGGACGAGCTGGCCGCCCGCCTTGCCCTTGGAGTGGTGGCAGTAGTTCTCAAAAAACTCGAGGACGTGGTTGGCGCGGCGCGGCGAGTAGTAAAACTCGGAATCTGTGTTTTCCAGCTGCGCGACCACATGTCTGTATGTCTTCTGCACCTTGAGGCTCACCGTTTCACGTCCGGACTGGATCGCGGCCCAGTATTCGAGGATCGGATTGTACGTTTCTGGATAGCGCGTCACAGCTCGTCACGCTCCCGGACAAAGCTTGCAAAGCCGTCGTCCTCCTGCTTCGGCGCGGTGTCCGGCTTCGGCAGGAGCGCCGTGAGCTGCTTGATGATCTTCTGGTAGTTCGCGTTTGTCGAGTTGTACGCCTGCCCGATCGGCCGGGCGCGGTCATAGGGCTCGAGTCGCTCCGACTGCTGGAATTTCTCCGTCCAGCCGTTTTCCCGCAGGTCGTCTGCCATGTCCTCGCACTCGATGCGCATAAAGGCCGCCTGATCGATGAGGCCTGCGACAGTCCCGGCCGCTTCCTTCGGCAGATTCCGGTAAAGCTTTTTCAGACGCGCTTTCTCCGCGCGGATCCGCTGTTCTTTGGTCTTTTCACGCTGATTCGCCACAGAAAACGCCTCCTTTTTGCGTGATTTTTGCCTCCTGCTCACGCGTGCGCGTGGATTACTTATCGCCGCTTCAAAGCAGGGGGGCCTCGCGAACGGTCTGCGTATTCTTCCGAGGTAGGGCGTGCGGTGATCTAGCCGGCGCCCCGGCCTCGCGCGACGGGGGGGATCGGGTCTCCGGCGGCGTCGAAGAAAATTTTTCGCGTCAGAGATTTTGCGACTCCGTGCCCGTCGAACTGATCGTGACAGTCTTTACAGACGTACTCGAGGTTGGAGTAGGACAGGCTGACGTCCGGGTCGGTAATGTTGTCCGGCGTGAGCGCCCGCTTGTGATGGACGATGTAGCCCGGCTTGTCCCGGCACTCTTCGCACAGCCCGCCGTCGATGGTCCGGCGGAACTTGATATACCCGGCGCGGCATTTCTTCCAGCGCCCGGACGCATAAAAGCGTGCGGCCCATGGCTGCATCCTGTTCCCTCCAATTCTTCACGCTATCACTGTAGCACAGATTTTAGGCTCTGTTAGCTCAACTTTTGCGGTATCCCATTGCCCGCGCTGCCTCGTAGACAAAGCGGCTGTACATCCGCTTGGCCGTGGATGTGCTCACGTGCACCTGCCGGGCAGCGGACTCCAGGCTCTCGCGCGGCCAGATCCATGTATGCAGGCGCACGATCTCCAGCACATCGCCGCCGTCCCGCCAGGTCTGCACGGTGTTGATGGTAGACTTGATCGCCGTGTAGTCCTCGTACTCCCTTGAGGACAGGACGCGCACCGCAATGTCCTCGACAGCGCGGCCGGAGGATTGCCCGCCTGGCTGTGAGGAATAGCCCGGTGTGATCTTCTGCCGGCTCATATCCCGAACCTGTCGGCTCAGTTTCGGGTATTCGCCGATGGTGCGGCAGACATTCCCGTACCACCAGTATCTCGGCTTTGACACTTTCCCACTTCCTTCCTGCTTCGTTCTAAAACCTTACGCATATACAAGGCTTAATTTAAGCGGCTCCCGTTCCGCTTGTGCTCTGACCTTGGATCGACTACATACTTATAATATTGATACCCGTACTTTGTCGTCCGGGCCTCTACGAGGATGTAACCTCGCGGGGCGACGGGCGGATGCTTGGGGCTGTACTCGCGCACGGCCTCGGTCGCAGGTTCCGGCTCTGGGCGGATACAATTTCGCGTCGCCTTGTACCGGTGGCCGCCGAATTCTTTTCTCCAGTGCGCATGCAGGTAACTGGCAAGTGCTGTGTAGTCCTGGCCGTGGTCGACCTTGTTTCCCTGCTCGTCAATATAATAGTTGTGCTTTCGCAGGTGCCGAACCTCGATCACGCTGCCGCGCCCCCAAAGCCCGCCGATGGCTTCTTCCGGGATCCCCTCTGTTACCAGGTGCAAATGGAAGCGATTGGTTGTTTTTCCTCTTCCGTAGAAAGCAACGATTTTGGCCTCCGGATAGTGATACTGCATGCGGCGCACAAGGTTGTCGCGCACTCTGCGCATTTCCTCTGCGGTATGTACCTCGTTTTCTGCATCCAATGTCAGGGTGGAATACAGGCTTGTGGGCGAGAAATTGTCGTTCATCAACGCAACGAGCCGATCCAGCGATTGCTTGCTGTTGAATTCATCGCGTTCCGCCTGCGTCTGGAAGCGCGGCTTTCGCGGCTTGCTGGTCTTTTTGTCCGCGCCATCGGACACGGTATAAACGATCTGCGTACATACCGCCCCTGTAAACAGGCGGCGCTTGTGCCTCTTCACCATAGTCTCAGCTCCTCCCATCTCTGCCCGCTCAAAGCGTGGCCGGAAATTCCGGCCATGCGTTCAGCGGTCAGTTTCCTCGCGTATTTTCATTTCTGTGTATTCTGTTGGCGTTATCGGCGGAAAGCCGAACGCTGCCCTAATCTCGTTCGGGGTGTTCTTGCGCCAGACCTCCTCTTCTTGTTTGATGCTTTTCCAGGCTGCGGCGTCCAGTGTCTCGAGCACTACTTCTGCCTGACGTTTCAGGCTCCGCAGTTTGAAAAACACCAGCACGCCCAGCGCGATCCACTCCAGCGCAGCAGCAAGCTCCAAGATCTCAATGATCATTTTCTTCTCCTTCCACTCCTTCCAATTCTCCTTTGCAGTATGTACAGCGGCTCGGCAGGCTCTTTTTCAAACCGCCCTTTTTCCAGAGCTCGAAGCACGGTTTCTCCGGTCTGCCGCAGTATGGGCAGCGGTAGACACGGAAGATATCATCCCAGCGCCAGACCATGCGGACTGCGTTTTTCTCCTTCAAGCCCCATCACCTCCCTCATTGCTTCAACCAGCCTCTTTTCGAGTTTGTCCTGGTCGATCGTTACGCCCTCCTGCTCTACCCACACGCCGTCCGTGCGCTTTGTAAATCCTGCTGGTGCGAAATTTCTGGCGTGTTCCAGCTCCGGCGTATGCCTGCACGTTGGATAGATGCATTTCTCGCAAGCCTTTCTGTCGCAAAGGAACAGGATATTCCGCTCTTTTTCCCGCGATACGCTGCTCGGCAGAAGAACGACTGGCTGCCCGATCTCCGCCGCAAGCTGCTCCTGAAGCTTTTTCCGATCGCCGTCACGCAGCGCGACTGTGCATTCCAGCAAAATCATTCCTGTGCCGCCTCCATTTCCTTGCGCTCCTGCATAAACCCGTGCAGGAACAGCTCCAGCAGAGCGGCGGCGCGGTTGGTCAGATTTGTGAAATCCTTTTTGCTGATCTGCAGTTTGCCGGTCGTAACAACCTCAGTTTCCGGTCGACCAATAATCTGAATTGTCGGATTAGGCACCAGCGTCTTTGCACCGTCCGCCCCCACTTCGAAGAGCGGCGGCGTGGACTGCTCCATGACGATGCGCGGCGGGTATTGCTCGCCGCGGAAGCTGGTATCCCATTGCTGTTTTTCGTAGTATGCGACAAAATTGTCTAGGTCGCGCGCAAACGCGCCCATGATTTCTGCCATTTTGATACTCCCTTCAAATTGTGATGATCTCCCGCCTCGACTGGCGGGCAAATTTGCGTTCCGGGCAGAAGCGGCATTTGGCGCGCACGTTCCACACGCGCTTTTTATCCCCGGCCCGCGGGCTTGAGGTTTCGCGGGCCGGGTGCAGAGCCGGGGTGATCCTCCCGCAGCCGTCTCATGGCGGAGCGGCCGCGGCCAAAGTCCGAAAAAATATGGTTCCCCGGCTGATTGCTGGTCTTAGTCCTCGGGCTGGCTGATATCCTTGCGCCGCAGCCCGTCGGCGTTCTCGGTCAGCGGCAGCGCCTGCCGCCGCGCGTGCTCATCCGGGTTCCAGCCGCACCGCGCGCAAAGAACCGGCGCGATCTTTGCATACGGGCAGGCATTGCCCTGCTTCGGCAGCCCGCATGCCTCGCGCGGGCTGCTCTCGTTTTTTTCTGGCATGTTAGACCTCCTGGATCTCGATCCCGAATTTGGACCGCATGAATTTGCGGTTCCGCAAATACTCCTTTGTCCGCGTCGGCTTGGACTTCACATCTTCGACGACGAGCTTGCCGCCGAATTTGTACGAAAAGTCCGCCGTGTACCGCACTGCGCGAATGCGCTCACCGGTCTCTGTCACATAAGATTCCTGCAGCGTGAATTGCGGCTGCAGCCGCAGATCCGTGATGATCCCCGCCCGCAGCATGACCATCAGCTCGTCATACCGCCGCGCCTCCTTCTGGCTGGCGAAGCGGAGCTCGCCGCGCGTATCCTTCCGGCTGCCGTACTTCGTCTTCCCCTGGCTCCCCTTGCAATGTGTGGCTGGCGCTGCAGCCCCCGGCATCTGCTGCCGTGCATAAAGCTCCCGCATCCTCGGCGGCATGTCCGCCATGGATTCAAACCGCAGCCCGCTCATTCGGTCACTCCTCTACTGCAAAAATCGTCTGCATCAACGCTAACCTCATGGCCTAGCCCACAGCGGAAACACATGCTTCCGATGTAGTTGATACAGTCCTTGCACCGCACCACCTCCGCAACGTCTGCGGCGGGCTGACGCAGCAGGAGCGTTTTCACCCGCTGCGGTGTCCAGCGCGGATTTTCCGCGTTGCAGGATTCAAAGTCTTCCAGCGCCGCCGCGCGGCTGATGTAATCACCCGCCATGCCGCACCTCCACATTTGCCTTTCCCAGAAGATCGTCTAGGTCTGTTTCATCGCTGTTCGCGAGGAAATTGTCATTTTCGTCGTAGTAGTTGTAAGCCGTGTATGCGCGAGCCTGGATTCCGGCGTATTTCTTGAGCAGTTTATTCGCCCCCTCGATTCCAAACGTGCAGGCATCTTCCAGTTCTTCCATCTGCGATTTTGAGATAAACTTAGCCATCATTTACCCTCCTGTTCCATGCCTCAATAGTTGACGCATATCAACTTGCCGTATTACCAAAATGCACCTTCATCATAATTTTCATCCCTCTTGTTCCATGCTTCAGTGGCTTGTTCTTCTGTGTCATAAATATACACACCACCTAAAATCCCGCCATCGCACTCATAGCTTGCAATCGGGCATCCCGGATTTTCCTCATGAGCGTGGTGAAGCATAAAGCCAAGTCCACTATAGGACAGAACAATGCTAACTTTACCGCCACAGAACGGGCACGGTTTCAGTTCAGCCATCCTTCTTGCCCTCCATTTCCTGAATCGCCCGCTCGGCTTCGTCGCGCGTCAAAAATATTCTCTTCCCGATTGCATTTTTATCGAAAGCCGGGCCGCCTGCCGTCTCGTAGATGACCTCTCGCACCGTGTGCTCATACACCCTCACCCCGTCAGTCTCGTACACCTTGCACGGCA